GCGATTATTATGTCGCAAATCCTGTTGTAGCACCATCTCTGGAGACGAACTTGTAGCTTGCATAGCAGCCAAGTACGTGCCCATCACCCAGAGATCTCGCTTTGTACTCTAATTGTTCAGTCGAGTGTTTGAGAGAGGTTTGGAGGAGTTTGGCCGAACGGATGTTCTCCCACATAGGTCGCATAGCGGCGTCTGTACTTGAGGCTGTCGGCCGGGATTGGTGTCGGGAGATCTTTCGAGACCCGCCACAAGCGCTCATTCTTCCTGATCGCCAACACCGCCGAGTCCCCGACCCTCTGGATGAGGTTCGGGAGCTCGATGTTGCTGTCGAACAGGAGATTCAAGCATTCCCTACTTACAGTATCATCATACAGACGTACCCCAGCCGCTCCACCGTCTACAGTGCTCATAGGCGGTGGGACCCTCTTCTCCGCAATGTTCCAGATCACCCACGAGAGCTCACCCGGCCGTACGGCTGCGGGCCGCTGCTTAACCCAATTGAGCAGGATTCTGTGCGCGATGCGCAGGTCCAGCCTGGTTGGGTCGCGGTAGCCTTCGAGTCCGAGGCCGCCGAGCCACTCTGGTATGTACCATGGAACCCTGGCGGATTTGAGAACGTCCATGTGGTAATTGATGAACATCCCGTGCACTTTCGGCTTGAGGTGAGGTGGGCAGTTCCTGAGCAGTTCCCGATATCTTGCCCCCAGTGTCTCCTTCGGATCGGCCAGGTCGTTGAGACCTACTGCGCCGCCGGACCTCTTCAGGCCGCGCAGCAATCCGAAGTTCACATAGGGGATCAAGGTGAAGGGGCAGTCCCTGACGATGAGTTTGCCGTGTTCGTTGACTTGCTGGATCCCGTGCAGATGCTCTGGCCCGGAGAGAAATATCGTGGAATTTATTTCCAAGAACTCTCGTGCGAACCAGGTTTTCCCTACGGATTCCTTCAAGCCAGCGAATGCAGCAATTTCACCCCAGGCCTTTCTGCCTCTCATTGTCGTTCGCAGAAGCATGTCGTCGCCATTTATCATGAGTGGAGTGTCTCGGAGCAGTGCCCGACGTTTGTCGGCACCCAGCTCGTACGCCCACCTGGAGACTGCAGCATTTGCGATGCACAATACTGGAAAGCTCACTATACTGCCCATCAGTTGGCCTCGTCTTTGTGGTTTCTCTCCGTCTTCTGTGTCAAACAGGTACCCCGTCAGTTGACTAAGGAACAATCGACGTTCAACTGGGTAAAGTTTCAGGCAATCCGCGACTTCGTTCGCGATGGTTTCCGAAACCCAGCTCAGGAGATTGTCGGTGGCTCCCTCATAGTCCCCGGACAGGTAGGCCTCGTTCTCGCCGAGCCGTCTTCCCAGGCGGTTCAGCAGGAACTCCTCTGACACAGGCTCACCCAGCAGATGGAACGTTGGGTGTTGTTTAAGAACGGAGTGCATCTTCTTCCACAGTGCTCTTAAGACGAATTGGGCGTGGGGTTTACTCTTGGTTATGACTCTTGTCTTCAGCGCTTCCGGAAGCACCACCGGCTCTGCGAAGTTCTTGGCCTCATCGGCCGCGAGCTTCAGCATTCTGAGCCAGACTGTTCCGTAGGCGTCGAAGAGTTCTGTCTGAGTCACCCATGAGGGGTTAACTGCCCCCGCCTGCCACCTCTCCTCCTCCTCCTCCCCTCTCTTTGCGTTGTAGTCGATTAAACCACCAGGGTATCTGAGCCCCTTGAGAACCCCGTCATCCACCGCCCTCAGTAGGTACCCTAAGGTGCCTCCTTGCTTACGGTTGCTGACGTAGTTCGCCCTGGTGGACGGGAAGAATTCTTTTAGCCTTTCAACCGCGGGAAACTTAACGTTTCCAAAGAGCTCGCGGGTCGTCCTCTTGAGCTCGGTCTGCAGCGTCTCTCGTGTGAGAGATGTGCAGACTGACTTATGGACGGCTGGCCTTTCCTCTTCAGTGAGGAGGATTCTGTCCGTCCGGACCTCCGGTGTTTCGGTGATGAGTTTGACGAAGGCTGCTTTTGCCTCTTTGAGTGCCTCCCCTGATGGGCGAGGGAACCCCTTCTTGGCCTGTTTCAGGCTTTGAAGGAATTCCATTCGCTGACCCGGGTCTGCGACCTTGAGGAAGATTTGCATCCACCGTCCCACCCTTCCGCCGACAAGGGTTCCTGGGTGATCTTTGCGAACAAAGGGTTGTGCCGGGAGTGGCTGTTTCATGTGGAAGGCGAAGAATGAGTTAAGTTTGTATTTTGCAACTTTTACCCATCCCGCCCCCTCCTTTGACAGTTCCTCCCAGTGCTCCACCGTCCGCTCGATCCCACAGGGTCCCTTGAACCCGAAGATCCGACAGATATCGACTAGCACACTTACGCATTCCTCGACTGAACTAGAGTAGGTCGGTCGCTTCCAAACGACCTTCCTAGGAGCAATCTTGCTACCATTAGATCCAGATCTCACGTTGGCCTGTCCTGCCTCGTTTTTACGAGGTCGACGGGTTGCAGCCTTCTGCTGACCCGAGCGGGGCACGTGCACCCTGGATGGAATCCATCGAGTTGACACCAAATCACTAG